AAGCGGACATTGCGGCGTTACGGCACGTTAGGTCAGATATTTAAATGCACATGGTCCGCTTGTGGCGGAAGGATACTTACAAGAGTTGGTGAGAGATAGTAAAATCAATATGAAAATTAAAATTCGGCAATAATTCCTGATATAGTCATCTTAATGAACATAAAAACTATCACAATAGGATAGTTTTTATGTCATACTTGTTAGTTAATCACTTAAGGAATGAAGTGAGGCTCGTTGTGCAGAGGTTAAGCTAAGGAGGATTTTTTCTCGATACTCAGGTGCAAAGGAAAAGAAAACATCAGGAAAAATTCTTATGATAGTTGATATCATAGTCTTAACCACCTTATCAATCACCTTCGAAATATTATCTATTTTAACCAAGTCTATTTCGGGAAAAACATTTAAAGCTTTTATGTGAGCCATTTCTTTTACAGTAGCTGTATGTACGTGACTGCATAACGAAGAGTATTCAGCTTTTAAAGTTTCATGTAGTAGAGGATTTTTTTTGAAGACAGGATGTTCCCCAGTTTGTTCAATTACCTTAAACAATGATTTTTCTTCAAGTATTGAAGGATCTAGTAAGCAACCTATTGATTTTAAAGAATTTTCAATATAACTTCGCATCATTAGATTTGCTGGTTTGTATGCACCATTTATAACCATAAACATAGCTGTACCAAGGTCAGATGAAGCTTCTTGCAATCGCTCCAATGAGTTGGCGTCTATTTTCTCCTTGGAGAAATGATACAAACAGTAAACAAGGCACATAAAAGAATAATATCTCTTATGTATCATGCTTATTTTCCCTCTTGAGTTAATATTCTCGAAAACATTTTTTAATTTATATTCAGAGAAATAAGTAACTAACTCAGTGAAATCGCTGTTTACTTCTCTCGACATTGTTAGTCCTTATTGAATATATCTTTTATAACTTCATTCCAGTCATATATCTCATTTTGAGCGCTAGAAAGGTTCTTCCTCTCTTTTATTCTACTCAAAACTTGAGGGTTATTTGACATTGAATTGATAATATTATAAGCCTTACCTAAATCGGATGAGTTTTTCTCGTGAACGTCACACACGATTATGCCGATCATTTCCTCTCTAGATCTTTTTTCAGGCCTGCTGATTTCGATACCTAACATGCGTGCAAAATCATCTATATCTTTATTTTTTTGGAAGAGATCTTTGTCTAATAAAATCCTCGGAAGATACCCAACAAGGAAACCTTTAATATCATTTTTTTTGGACTTTGAATTTCTTTCGTTAACTTCTAAATTATCAGTATAACTATCTTGAAGTAATTCAATAAAGTTGATTCTTGATAATTTTTTTGAAATAAAGGAAAACTCCTCTAAAAAGTTTAACAGTTGCTTAATTTCTTTTGAGTTATTTTTTTTGTCAGTCATAAGTCACCTACTCTAGAGAGAAGTTCGTCAGTAATTTTAGACAGCGAAAACTTCATATCCTCATCCGTTAAATTGTTAATAAATAAGCCTCTTGTTTGATTTCTTGCCAACTCAGTACGTTTGCTCAAATATGATTTAAAGATCTTATTACGCCAACGTTTTTGATTATTGAAGTAACGAAGACTTTCCTCATATAAATTACTATTACCTTCAACCATATTAAAAACTATGCCCGCACATTCAATCTTAAGATCGAAATTTTCTCTCTTCTCATTTATAATGCTATCTAATAGATCGATACCAGTGATCGAAAGAGGATCGGGTTTGGCTGGAATGAGGTAATAATCAGATGCAATTAATGCGCTGGACATCCAAACTGATGGGGTTGGTGGGGTATCAATTATGACATAATCATAGTCATTTTCATGGATTTTAAGAAAGCGTCTAAGCTTGTTTTCTATCCCTTCTCCTGGTTTCATTTCAATTTTATATAGCCCAAGGCTTCCGGGAACAATGTGAAAATTATCATTTAATTGAATTGGTGTTATATCGGCTAATTCTTTAGGTGTGTTAACTAAAGGACCAGTCATTGTAGATAGTCGAATTTTTGAACTATAAAAAATATCACATATGCTATCGCCTCCGCTTTTCATATGTGCAACATATTTGCTTGTATCCATTACACATTGCGTTGCGTTAAATTGTGGGTCGATATCTATTAATAATATTTTTTGCCCAAGTTTATCTGAAAGATGATTAGCAATATTGGTAGCCAATGTTGACTTACCAACGCCACCTTTCATATTGATTAAGCTAATAACTTTCAATCTTCTTGCTCCTGTTTTGATTAACGCTAAGCTTTTTCATCAGCATTGAAATTTAACATGTGTTTTACAAACTTATGTCTTATCACTACCTTATCATTTTTTACATACACCATAAATATTTTTAACTAAAAATTTTTGGTTTTCAACCTGAAATCTTTATCTTTAAAAACAAAACATTACAATATTTTTAGTAAGATGCCTTACCTAATGTAATGTGAATGGCTCAATTTTGATTAACACTTAAGCTATGTTAATAATGGTTTTGTAAGTGTGATGAGGGTTCCATATGAAGAAGTGATTTCCCGAACAATACAACATGAATATCATCCTCGTAGTCGGTGTTTCTTCACATGAACTCTGTCGCAAATACGCTATATGAAACGTGGCAAGATGAATGTACCTGAGGTTATCAATCTTAAACCGCTTGAGAGTACGCCCTGATCCTGCCCGTTGATAAACTAACTGCATTGTTTGTAATGCTTCATCGGTGGTGAGAACAAGTTTCATACTTCCGCTTCTCGCTCAAAGCAGACTGTCAGATTTGATAGCGTTTTGGCTATGTAAGTTGCCAGTTGGGAAATGAGTGAGTACAAATCAGGACAGGCGGGCGAATTGCCCGCCTTTTCTTTATCTGTTGTTTCATCCACTGACCAGCCAGGTCAAATAGCGTCTCATGCACTGCCCAACAGAAAATAGTTGCACCCATTAACCACGGAGTTAAACGGATGAGTGACTATCATCACGGCGTGCAGGTGCTGGAGATTAACGACGGCACCCGCGTCATTTCCACTGTATCCACTGCCATTGTCGGCATGGTCTGCACGGCCAGCGATGCGGATGCGGAAACCTTCCCCCTCAATAAACCGGTGCTGATTACCAATGTGCAAAGCGCAATTGCAAAGGCCGGTAAAAAAGGCACGCTGGCGGCATCGTTGCAGGCTATCGCCGACCAGTCAAAACCGGTCACCGTTGTCGTGCGTGTGGAAGACGGCACCGGCGACGACGAGGAAACGAAACTCGCGCAGACCGTTTCCAATATCATCGGCACCACCGACGAAAACGGTCAGTACACCGGACTGAAAGCCCTGCTGGCGGCGGAGTCGGTAACCGGTGTTAAACCTCGCATTCTCGGTGTGCCGGGACTGGACACCAAAGAGGTGGCTGTTGCACTGGCATCAGTCTGTCAGAAGCTGCGCGCTTTCGGGTATATCAGCGCATGGGACTGTAAAACCATTTCCGAGGTGAAAGCCTACCGTCAGAATTTCAGCCAGCGTGAGCTGATGGTCATCTGGCCGGATTTCCTCGCATGGGATACGGTCGCCAGTACCACCGCCACCGCGTATGCCACCGCCCGTGCGCTGGGCCTGCGCGCTAAAATCGACCAGGAGCAGGGCTGGCATAAAACGCTGTCCAACGTCGGGGTAAACGGTGTTACCGGCATCAGTGCCTCTGTATTCTGGGATTTGCAGGAGTCCGGCACCGATGCTGACCTGTTGAACGAGTCAGGTGTCACAACGCTGATTCGCCGTGACGGTTTCCGCTTCTGGGGTAACCGTACCTGCTCTGATGACCCGCTGTTCCTCTTTGAAAACTACATATAACCGCCTGACGGACTCCGTTAAACGCCAGCAGCGGGAACTGGCCGCTGTGGGAATTAATACCCGCAATCTTGCACATGATGAGCAGGGACTGAAAAACCGTATCAGTGAAACCACCGCACAGCTTAACCGTCAGCGTGACGCACTGGCGCGTGTCAGTGCACAACAGGCAAAACTTAACGCAGTCAAACAGCGTTATCAGGCAGGCAAGGAACTGGCCGGAAATATGGCCTCAGTGGGCGCTGCCGGTGTGGGGATTGCGGCGGCGGGAACGATGGCCGGAGTTAAGTTGCTGATGCCCGGTTATGAGTTTGCGCAGAAAAACTCAGAATTGCAGGCTGTGCTCGGTGTGGCAAAAGACTCCGCCGAAATGGCCGCGCTACGCAAGCAGGCGCGCCAGCTCGGCGACAATACCGCAGCCTCGGCAGATGATGCAGCCGGTGCGCAGATTATTATTGCGAAAGCCGGTGGGGATGTTGATGCCATTCAGGCGGCAACGCCGGTCACGCTGAATATGGCGCTGGCGAACCGTCGCACGATGGAAGAAAACGCCGCCCTGCTGATGGGGATGAAATCCGCCTTTCAGCTTTCAAACGATAAGGTCGCTCATATCGGGGATGTTCTCTCCATGACGATGAACAAAACCGCCGCCGATTTTGATGGCATGAGCGATGCGCTGACCTATGCCGCACCTGTGGCAAAAAATGCCGGTGTCAGCATTGAAGAAACCGCCGCAATGGTCGGGGCACTGCATGATGCAAAAATTACCGGTTCAATGGCGGGGACGGGAAGCCGTGCCGTGTTAAGCCGCCTGCAGGCACCGACGGGAAAAGCATGGGATGCACTGAAAGAGCTTGGCGTGAAAACCTCAGACAGTAAAGGGAATACCCGACCAGTATTTACCATTCTGAAAGAAATGCAGGCCAGTTTTGAGAAAAACCGGCTCGGTACTGCCCAGCAGGCTGAATACATGAAAACTATTTTCGGTGAGGAGGCCAGCTCAGCCGCCGCCGTGCTGATGACTGCCGCCTCAACCGGAAAGCTGGACAAACTGACCGCTGCGTTTAAAGCCTCAGACGGGAAGACCGCCGAGCTGGTAAATATCATGCAGGACAACCTCGGCGGTGACTTTAAGGAGTTTCAGTCCGCTTATGAGGCGGTGGGGACTGACCTGTTTGACCAGCAGGAAGGCGCGCTGCGTAAGCTCACGCAGACGGCCACAAAGTATGTGTTAAAACTCGACGGCTGGATACAGAAAAACAAATCACTGGCGTCAACCATCGGCCTCATTGTCGGTGGCGCACTGGCGCTTACTGGCATCATCGGTGCCATTGGTCTTGTAGCCTGGCCGGTTATCACCGGCATTAATGCCATCATCGCGGCAGCAGGCGCAATGGGGGCAATTTTCACGACGGTTGGCAGTGCTGTTATGACCGCCATCGGGGCGATTAGCTGGCCGGTTGTGGCTGTGGTGGCCGCTATTGTCGCCGGGGCGTTACTTATCCGTAAATACTGGGAGCCTGTCAGCGCATTCTTTGGCGGTGTGGTTGAAGGGCTGAAAGCGGCATTTGCGCCGGTGGGGGAGCTGTTCACGCCACTTAAGCCGGTGTTTGACTGGCTGGGTGAAAAGTTACAGGCCGCGTGGCAGTGGTTTAAAAACCTGATTGCCCCGGTCAAAGCCACCCAGGACACCCTGAACCGTTGCCGTGACACGGGCGTCATGTTCGGGCAGGCACTGGCTGACGCGCTGATGCTGCCGCTTAATGCGTTCAACAAACTGCGCAGCGGTATTGACTGGGTACTGGAAAAACTCGGCGTCATCAACAAAGAGTCAGGCACGCTTGACCAGACCGCCGCCAGAACTCGTGCCGCCACGTATGGCACCGGTGGTTATATTCCGGCGACCAGCTCTTATGCTGGCTATCAGGCTTATCAGCCAGTTACGGCACCGGCTGGCCGCTCTTATGTGGACCAGAGTAAAAACGAATATCACATCAGCCTGACGGGCGGTACTGCGCCGGGGACACAGCTCGACCGCCAGTTACAGGATGCGCTCGAAAAATACGAGCGGGATAAACGTGCGCGCGCCCGTGCCAGCATGATGCATGACGGTTAAGGAGGTGACGAAAAATGATGCTCGCGTTAGGTATGTTTGTTTTTATGCGCCAGACGCTGCCACACCAGACCATGCAGCGTGAATCAGATTATCGCTGGCCGTCAAATTCCCGTATCGGTAAACGGGATGCCTTTCAGTTTCTCGGTGTGGGTGAGGAAAACATCACGCTTGCCGGCGTGCTTTATCCCGAACTGACCGGCGGGAAGCTGACGATGACCACGCTCAGACTGATGGCAGAGGAAGGCCGGGCGTGGCCGTTGCTGGATGGCACCGGCATGATTTACGGCATGTATGTCATCAGCAGGGTGAGTGAAACAGGGAGTATTTTCTTTGCAGACGGCACACCCCGGAAAATTGATTTTACGCTGTCGCTCACCCGCGTTGATGAATCACTGGCCGCGCTTTATGGCGATATCGGTAAACAGGCGGAATCGCTCATCGGTAAGGCTGGCAGTATGGCGACCAGATTCACGGGTATGACGGGGGCGGGATAATGCTGGATGCGCTGACATTTGATGCAGGCAGTACGCTGACGCCGGATTACATGCTGATGCTCGACAGCAGGGATATTACCGGCAATATCAGTGACCGTCTGATGAGCATGACTCTGACGGATAACCGGGGCTTT